CGGCGGGCTTTCGTATCGATACTTTACGCCAGCAGCCCTGTTCTCTAACTTGCTTGCATCTCCCTCAAAGCCTCGTTTCGTTTGAGTTCTTAAGTTGAACCGCTTTAGCGTTCCTTGCACTTCATCGAAATGATCTAGGAACAGCTCAGCCTCTGCATCCGTGATGTTGGCGTAGGTCAAGCTCATCTTCAGATCGATGCGAGTGCTGCCATACAAGATCCGCGTCTCTTGACCGCTTTCTGATCGATACGTCTTGATTGGAAAATTACCAGGATCAAACGTTCGAGCGGTGGGAGTGATACTTGGGAACGCCATCACTCAACCCTGAAGTTGTCATCCAGTATAGACTCCACCAGCTTGCTTGCCCCGTCATTATCGCAAGGATGCTCAGAGGCAACAATGTCAACGGTCCCTTCCTGTGAAAATGTAAGCTGCTCCACGATATAGACATTCTGCGAAACACTCCTATTAACAAGGGTGAATACAGAATTTCGCAGGTCGGGATTATTTACAACTCTGCCGTTTCGGACTTGAACGCCTTCAAAAGTGTTGATTTCCTCCGATCCCACTTCATTAACCTCCATCGTGTACTTGCCATCATCAAGCTCATCAACGCTTGTTACGACGCCTGTTGCACTAATCGTTCCATTGTTTGCGCTGCTGTAAGGGCTTGACTCTGTGATGACCTTGATAAATGATCCAGCCTGAATGCTTAAACCTTCAACCGTGGTCGAAAAACTGATTGTATGCGTAACGAGTTTTCGCAAGGACAAGAAATACTTGGCAACCAACTCGGCATGTTCTTGGGAGGTGCAGAATTGAGTTAAATCAAACTGCTCAATAGACGCATCAGTGACAAAGTTTTGATTGTACTCACGGCCTAAACCAGTCACTGTTATAGCTTTCTCTTCAGGAAATTGATTTAGAGTTTCCTCCCTATAGCGAACAACAGCTTTAAACACTCGACGTTCTTCCGCTCTAAGGTATTCAATCTTGAACGTGTCCTCCAAAATGTTGCCCGACGTGAACAACTGTTCAATAGGCACCGGTCCATCCTGTAATGCACCACCATTCTTGACAGGCAACGCAGGCTTCAAAGCAAACTTGCCATTTGTGATCACAAGGTTGCACAGAAACGATGGAGCCAAGTCCATCATCATCTGGCGCAAGTTGGAACGATCTGTAATCGGACCATTGAAAAACAGCTTGTTTTCTTGCAAGAATTTTGATGTTTGAATTAACGCATTTTTATCAACTAGATAATCTTGATTTCTTGTTTGACCAAGTAACGCTCCAGCACCACCAATCTGGTCTGTCATTAAATAGTAAAACAGGTCAGTCAGTAGATTGCTGGGACCGATTGAATCATTGTCGCCATAGGCTCTTCTCCGCTGAGGATGTAGGCGTTCAACAGGAATACCGCTTTTAAGGTAAACGCGCAATTGATCCAATCGTGTAAAACTGCGACCGGCTTTAAGCGATAAACCAGCAAGAGTTAGATTGGCAAAAGACGGGGGATCTATCTCGTATTCCTGAACCTCATTTATATAAACAACTTCAGATTCAGGCTGTGAAGCATTTGATTTGTCTACCAACTGCCTGTAGAAGCTGATATCGCTAATTTGAGTGTTAGTGGCAAACTTTGCCAAAGAGGTTGCTCGATCATCAACAACAACTTTGTTTCTAGAAGAAATTTGATATTGAATGCCTGGATTGCCGTAAACTGTTCTAAATGGATTGTCATCTTGTGCCGCTAGCCGATGTTCAAAGGTTTCGTGCAAGTTCCAAGTTTGCGATGTGCCCGCCTCTACGACTTGAACAATTTCTGGTTTGCTCCAAGTCTGCTTTCTATCGAAATACTTTTGCTGTGACTTGCTAAGCCTTCTAACACTTGATCTAAGCTTGAATTTAATTGTTTTAGAGCCTTTAGTAACTGTTTGCGTCACGGTCTTATTGCGCCCTCTAGGAAGGTTTTCTGGATTGCCAAAGAGTTCATAAAGATATGCTTCATCCCTGCCGTCAGCCCTGTCAATTTTCTTGGCGCGTGTAATTCTGTAACGTGCGCCTGAAAAAGTCAGCGTACCATCAGGATGATTTGCGACAAAAGAATTATTCTGCTGTGAATAAGTAGTGCGATTGCTTAAAACATCAGTTGCCTCAATTCCTCGTTTGAGTTCAATAATTTGATTTGGGTTGTAGCCAAGCGAGCTTCCCTCAACGATAACTTTGGTAAGCTTCCAATAAGTTTGCCGACCGTTTTGTCTTGCATAATGATCATTTGGCAATTTTCTTTTTCTAAGCACATATGCAACCTTGATCCAGCGAGAAGCAACACCATTTGGGTGATCGCCTGAATGCGGATATTCTTTTGTTCTTACTGTTAAATAACTGCTTTTGCCTTTTACTGGTACTGGAGAGTTATCAGAATTTCCTGCAATTGCCTCTGTGAAGGCAGCTTCCTCCCCTTTCCGTGTTGATATATTAGAAACGTATCCGCGGCGTTTTGAGACAGCTAATGCTAAAAAACCAGCCTCTGAAGCTGGAACCTGTCTACGATACCTAATCTGATTTGGATAAGTAAATGTTGTACTTCCTTCGATAAAAGTTGGATCACGAAGAAACTCTTTGTTGTCTTCAAACGATCGCTTTTCAACCTCACGTCCTGCGACGTAAACGGTCATCTCACCCAAGCGATTGACTCTTACAGTGATACTTAAAAGATCATCAAGGCCAGGAGATGCTGAATGCGTAAGCTCGATTAGCCTTGATTTACCCGAAAGCCTTCTGGCATCTGAGCCAGATACTTGAACGATTTTAAATTCAAGTCGTGCCGCTCCATCATCTCCAATGCTCTTACGATTCACAAACCTAATAAAATTATATTGAGCAACTGGTGTTTCTCCTTTAACCGCAAACAACAAAGGAACAGGCCTAAACTC